GCGCCAGCAGTAGAAGAAGATGGTATGGAAGAAACAGCAAATGGACCACACGGCAAACCAGGTTGGTTAATTGATGCTGAAAAAGCTGCTGAAAGACGTGCGGGGCATGATGTTGATGAAAGCGACATGGCCCATCAAAGAATGATGGAATTAGCTGGGTTAGGTGAAGGTCCAATGGGTCAAGCGGCAGGAACTACACTAGGTAAAGTAGCTGGAGCTACATTAGGTCCCGTTGGCTCCACTGTGGGTGGTATCGTAGGTGGCATGGCCGGTGATGCAATTGGTGACAAATTTGAAAGCATGGCAGAAGGACACAGCGAAGAATGTACCACTTGTGGTGGTACTGGGGAAGGGCAACATACAGATACACACTGTCATGATTGTCATGGGCTAGGTCATAGGGAAATGCACAACGATGATAATTATGATGATGCTGACCACAGAGATTCTAATCGTGCCGACGGCATGAGCAGAATAATGCAGCTAGCTGGGTTAGGTGAAACTAGTATTACAGTTAGCGACAATGAGCCAGATTATCCTAGCAACCAAGAATATTCCAACAATGCAGATCCAATTGGAAATGACATACATGAACCTAACTCAACTGGTCAAGCTACACTGCCAGTCGTAGCAAGTCAAATTCATCGCCTACACAGTCATGTATCAGAAGGACAACACATGATGGATTTATACAAAGCTATTGCAGCGATAGAAAATAAGGAAGGGTAATGTCACAGGCAAACGTACTAACATCAGCATCAAATGTAATTTGGTACACTGATAAATGTGAAATTGTTACGGGCAATACAGCTGTAACATACAACATTTATCAGGTTGCGTTACCACCACAAATTACGTTTAGTGGCACTACTGCTAATCTTAGTAAGGTTATTACTACAAGCGCAGCAATGACATTACCCACTGGTAGCACAATTTCAGGAACTGGAATTCCTGGTGGAGCAACTATAGCTTCACAAATTCCATCTACCAGTGTAACAATAAGTGCTAATGCTACAGCAAATGCTACTAATGTGTTTACGGTAACAACACCACCAAATGGTAACATGTATTCTAATGCTCCGCAAGTGGCATCCAATGGTCGCCAACAAATTTTTGTTGGCGCAGGAAATTACTTAACCGTTACTGGAGCTAATTTTACTGTGAGAGAGTTAGGAACTGCTTCATCTGCTACGGCTGGCGTAAACGGACAGGGCTAATCATGCGAGCCCGTGAATTCATAAGAGAGTCATCCGAAACATTTGATCAAGCTCAACGGGATACAATTCCTGATATGTTAAAGTATAATGCGTTGGATAATTCTAATCCATATGCAATGTGGCGATTTATGGTGGCTGCTGCAGGAGAACCGTATAGTAAAGATTCTTTTAGAATGGCAAAAACAGGGCCGACAGGTCAAAAATTTGTAACTGTAGCATACAGCCAGGGTGATGCTGATATTTTAAATGCTACTGCCAAGGCAATGGGTGTTAAGGGAACTGCTGTAACAACTAAAACATCATGTGAACCTCCTGATACTGACGTAACAAGTCCCGTGATTGCATTCAAAGGTTACAAGAGAAAGTAAATGAAGAAGTTATTTGTTGTACTATTGATATCAGTACTATCATCTACTGTATTCGCGTGGAATCAACGAGAACCTAATCCAGTACAAGCATGTCAAGTACACGCTCCATATGGATTTCCGCAAAGTTCTAAACCTATACAACCTATTTGTCGGCAAGCATATCTAGTGGGCTACGATGTGGCAGCTAAAATACCAGAGTTTGTAATGTATGAACTTACTCCTCCTAACGCATTGGGCTGTGTAGCAAGAACTAATGCGTTTGCTCCAGACCAATCTATACCAAATGGTGCTACTCCGGCTGATTATATAGGAACAAATTACGACAAAGGACACATGGCACCTGACGGTGATTTATCTTGGAACACTCAAGTTCAATTTGAATCATTTTTAATGACGAATATGAGTCCACAAGCAGGGTCATTAAATCGTGGTATTTGGAAATTATTAGAAACTTCAGTGCGCGGATGGGTAGTTCAGCGCAATCAATCATATACGATTGTATCCGGTGGGTTATATGGGCCAGGTGATAAAACTATTGGTAAAGGCGTAGTTGTGCCGCATGGTTTTTATAAGATCGTTATCAATAATCAAACTAATGAAATTGCCGGATGGGAATTTCCTCACGTAGCACCTTATCCCAATTTAGGAAATGATCTAACTAAATTCCGTGTTTCCGTGGCACAGATTATGCAAACATCCGGCGTTAAGTATGCCTTTCCGGCTAACGCTATTGAATTAGCACCGGGCAAAGAATGGCAGGAAGATTTCGGTAAATTAAAACAAGCTAAGAGACAGAAATGCGGTGCAAATGCTACAGATGACTAAACAATACAGAATTACAACACAAAATCTAACTCCAACTAGTGATGACGATTGCTTTTTAGAACCCGATGATCCTATATATCAATTGTTAATTGCCAGTCATATGGGTGGGTTAGGTAGTCAAACAAAACTAGCTGAATACAACAGAATTACGGCAGAACGTTTAAAAGCTAAGATATCTCCAGAACTTGAATATGCTAAATCAACAGGAATACGCCCCGGAACACCAGCGTGGCACGCACTATTTCCTAAGAAGTAACAGCATTTAACGTAAATAGAATATGGGATTTGATTCACACTCACTGGCAAAAGCGCCATATAAACAACAAGTATATACAGAGCAACAGCTTAAAGAATTTGCTGCGTGCGCCGATCCAGTAACTGGTCCAGAATATTTTATGCGTAATTTTTTCTATATTCAGCAGACTGTTGGTGGTAGAACTCTTTATAATCCTTTTGAATACCAAGTAAGATTGATCGAAACATACCATAACTATCGTTATTCAATAGCCATGATGCCTCGGCAAACGGGCAAGTCAACATCAGCTGCGGGATATTTATTATGGTATGCCATGTTTATACCTGATTCAACCGTACTTGTTGCTGCCCATAAGTATGATGGATCGCAAGAAATTATGAAACGTATTCGATTTGCATACGAACTTTGTCCAGATTATATTCGGGCGGGTGCTACTAATTATAATCTTGGGTCAATAGATTTTGAAAATGGAAGTCGTATTGTATCAGCTACCACTACCGAAAATACAGGCCGTGGTATGTCTATATCACTGCTATACTGCGATGAGTTTGCCTATGTACGACCTAATGTAGCTCAAGAATTCTGGGCGTCAATTAGCCCGACACTAGCGACTGGTGGATCGGCTATCATTACTTCTACCCCAAACAGTGACGAAGATCAATTTGCATTATTGTGGAAAGGCGCCAATAAGATGGAAGATAGCCATGGTAATCCACAGGAAATAGGCATAAACGGATTTAAAGCATTCCGTAGTTATTGGCGTGAGCATCCTGCTAGAGATGAGGCATGGGCATCCGCCATGCGAGCGCAGTTGGGCGAAGATCAATTCCGCCGTGAGATGGATTGTGAATTCATAATTAATGATGAAACTCTCATTGCTCCTGCTAAATTAATAGATTTAGAAGGTATTGAACCTATTCATAGAACAGCACAGGTACGTTGGTATAAACAACCTCAACCTGGTAAAATGTATTGCGTAGGGCTTGATCCATCATTGGGAACTGGCGGTGATCCTGCTGCTATACAAATTTTTGAGGCCAATACAACAGAACAAATAGGCGAGTGGAAACATAATAGAACCACTATTCCTGAGCAAGTTCGCATACTGGCAGACATTATAAAATACATCTATACGTTTACAAAAGATGAAGAATCAATATATTATTCAGTGGAGAATAACACAATTGGCGAGGCAGCACTTATATCAATTGAACAATTTGGTGAAGAAAATATCAAAGGGTATTTCCTGTCAGATCCTACTCGTGGAGCTGGACGATACCGCAAAGGATTTAATACCAGTCCTAAAAATAAACTAACGGCATGTGCAAAATTAAAAACTCTAATAGAAACAAACAAAATGAAATTAAAAAGTCGTCCATTAATTTCTGAATTAAAAACTTTTGTAGCAACTGGCGTAAGCTATGCCGCTAAACAAGGATCAACAGATGATTTAGTCATGGCAGCACTATTAGTTACTCGCATGATGATACTATTGCAAACTTACCATCCAGAGATGGATACAGCAATGCGAGATCATGGAGAACATGTTGTGCCACCATTGCCTTTCATTGCAGCAATGTATTAACATAAATAACATACTATGCCTAAAAATAATCCCAAACAAGAACTGTATGATTTGCTAATTACTAGAAATTTTGACTTAGAATCAATTGATGATAAGGGCAAAAGTGGTGGAGATCCTGCAAAAGCAGTTTCATTTAAATTTAATTATAAAGCAGAATCAGGAAAAGATTATGGAACAGCAATTGCTGCAATTAATGACAAAGGATTAACTCTTTTCTTTGCTGATAATCTAGGCAAAGGCATGGAACCTGAAGACAAAAACGGATGGTTTTCGTTCATTGAGCAATTAAAAAATCTTGCAATTCGTGATTTTAATTCTGAAGGTGAATTTAACATTACGGATTTAAGCAAATACAAATATAGTATGCAAGGACAGGCAGCAATTAAAGAAGGTTTGTTTGAGAATTGGGCTGGGACAAAAACTCGTTCATGGAATGGCATGGAAACAGAAGCCAGACTAATGATTAAACATAAACGTGTTATTGGGGAAAATGATGCTAGGTATCGATACGTAGAATCTTTATTTGTGGAAACTGCAGAAGGTGAGCGGTACAAATTGCCGTTTATTAAATTAACAGCTGGTCGTGCCATGTTGGAACACGTTCGCCAAGGCGGCAAACCGTATGATATTCGTGGCAATCATATTTCACAAATTGTTGAAGAAATGAAGGTTCTCAGTCGATTTAAACGTGCCAATCATGGAAAAATCTTTGAAGGTGTTACTGCACAGCTAGTTGAAAGTGCTGGCATTTATCATGAAAAGTTACAGCATAATTTAAAAAGTTTAAGTACAAAATCTGGTTACGCAAAATATTTTGAAGCATGGGATCCAGCTGCAATAACAGAAGAAGATGTTATTATTGAAGATTTACGGCATATGTTCGTTGAACAAAATATAGATTCTCGGGTTGAACAAGCATTGCCGTTGTTGGCAAAATTGCAACGTGAACAAGCAATGCAAGAAGCTAATATATTTGAAAGCTGGGCTAATTTAATACTTGAAGGTATCTGGGCATTGCCAGACACCAAAGAAAAACAAGCAAAATTAGTCGAATTATTAGGTCAAGAACTTGCAGTCGGGCCAGATGCTATCAATGCGATAGAACAACTTAATGATTTATTTGGTGACGATGAATTATTTGATAAATTAGTTAAATTATCAAATGAAAATGCAGACGCTGACGCAAGAGATATTGTACTTTCTAGATTAGAAGATTTAAAAGATCATCCAGTTATAGCACAAGTAATAGGTAAGCTAGTTAACCAATCTGAAGAAGAACCACCGGCAGAAACACCACCTGCAGAAGCACCACCTGCAGAAGCACCACCTGCAGAAGAACCCCCACCGGAACAAAATATGACAGAAAATGAATCAAAACAAATTTTAACACGTCCTGGAAACCGAAAATTGGCTTCTAGGCAAGATATTATTACAAGATTAAAAAATCATAAACCCAAATCATTGTGGCAAAAAATTATTGATGAATTGAAATCTTCATCAGACAAAAATCCATGGCATAGTTTAGAAGCCATGATGGAACATCTTTTCATATCAGAGAATGAAATAGAACAAGAAATTAAAAAAAATGGATATGATGATATATATGCGCTGAATTCTGCAATTAAAAATGGTGAAATAACCGAAGATCCTCTTGATCAGTTACGCCGTGGTGCAGGAATACACGACGAGTCCAGAGAAGATGATTTTGCGAAAGCACGCCAAGCAAAACGAGATCAGGCAGAAGATGAATGGGCTGCCAGTAAAAGTGGACCTGCACAAGCTGCTAATCTTGCTGCTCGAAATCGACAAATCAAACGAGATCAGGCAGATGACGAATGGGCTGCCAGTAAAAGTGGACCTGCACAAGCTGCTAATCTTGCTGCTCGAAATCGACAAATCAAACGAGATCAGGCAGATGACGAATGGGCTGCCAGTAAA